GTGAAATCGTGAGAACGCCTCCACCGACGGGATCTATGGTAAAGGATCACCTGGCGCGAAGCGGAAGGGAGGGTTCTTCCAATTCGGAATGCGACCCAGCCGTCACCGAACCTTTCCACGCAGGGACCAACCCATACTTTGCGATTTCGCACTGGTCGTTTGCTACGTGTGCCCATCAGACACTCCCCCTCAGTCTTGCCCCAAGCGGGCCATCAAAAGCATTCCTACGCCCCAACCCGTCATCGTTGCTGGGCGTATCGCGCATGCGGCCTTCAGCACGTTGGTGCCGCAAACCCGAGCTGGCAGCGCGGTAGCCGTATTCGACCCACCGCATGCGCGCCGCAAAGTGGGCCAAGGCCAGACCGATGGCATAGTCGCCGTGTCGCTTCTTGCCCTTCTTGTCCTTTGCCTCGCCCTTTTCGTTGGTCCGGATCGCGGGGACGCGGGGAATGCCGCGCACGAGCTTGACCGAGCGCATGTCACTCAGGTGATCTTCGTCGGCACCGATCGCGATCATGTCGTCTTCGAAGGCGGTTTTAAGGGGCGGCATGTTGATCCGGTACCAGTCCTCTGTGAACTTGATCGCCCAGATGAGACCTGATCCGTCCTCGTCCTCACGCAGCCCGAATTTGCGGCCCATGTCTTCAGCCACGGTCCAACCCATACCGGTGGCGTCAAAGGCAGCGCCCAGCAGCCGTTCACGCAGCTTTTCCAGCACCATGCCCACGATCAGCTTTTGCTCATCCCCTGGCACATTGCGCATTTCGATCGAGAACACTTCACGCCGCTTCAGGTTCTGCTCGATCGCCAGCACGGGCATGACGCTCAGATCCGCGACGCGCGCAAAGTCAAACCCTGCAGCGTAGCGCAGATCCATATCCAGTTGCCCCAGCACCTCCTCGAGCTCTTCGAGGAATGGGGCCATCAGCGCCTTTTGCTGCAGGTCGCTCATGTGCAGGTAGTCGCCCGGCAGCTCCAGTCGCAGAACCGGAGCCGTTGCTGTCATGCGCGCTTCAATCAACGGGGCAGGCAACCAGGCACCAGAGCTGAGGGACGGAATGCAGAACAGTTCTTCGTCGGCACCATCGCCATAGAAGTCGATCAGATCCTGGCGCCATTGCGCTTCGCCCTCTGGCGACCATGCATTTCCGCCCACAAGGCAGATCCGTTCATAAAGCCCATCGGTCAACGCTTCATCCAGATCGATGTGCAGGTGCTCATAAGGCAGCCGGCCGCCAAGAATGTCCTGGATGTTTTCATTGAAGGGATTGTCCGCGCCATCATGCGTCGAGCAGACGATGACCTGACCGCCCCAGATCAGAAACGCCATTGCAGCCTTGATCAATTCGCCGAGGTTATCGACGAAAGCAGCCTCATCGATGATGATCACACCCTCTTTGCCGCGCAAGCCACGCGGTGCCGAGCTGAGCGCTTTGATCTGGTAGCCGGATGCAAAGCGGATGCGGAACGTCTGGATCGACTTGTCGCCGTCATCATCGCCTTCTTCGAACAATCCGTCCTCGATGGCGGAAGCCGCGATGTTGAACGCGCGGGCCCACATCGCGCAGGCATCGACGAATTCGCGGGTCATCTCTTGGGAATAGGAGATATACATCGCGTCCATGCCGCGCGCTGACTTCGCCCGTGCCGCTCTCAACACAGCATAGGCTGCCAAGGCCCATGTCAGCCCGATCCGGCGCGACTTCTCGACGAAAAGCACCTTCGTTGAAACCGTGTCGAGCAACCCAACTGTCTTGGCCTGATAGGGTAGGAGAACCTTTGGCACGCCAACGCTGCCCACCAGCTGAGGCATGACATCGGTGGCCTCGCGCCGCTGGCGTTCCCAGTCAGCTTTGGAGATAGGCGCGGTCATTTGGTGGCCCCTGCGCGCAGTTGATGCAAAATCTGCAACGCGCGATCGAAGTTCGGTTTTCCAGCAACGCTGCCGGCAGAGTACCTGGAAGTCAGATCAAGCAGCCGTCGATGCAGTCCGTAGTACGTGCGCCCATCGACGTGCTGCCCAGCAAGAAACATCCGGATTACCCGCGCGGCATCGTTGCAGGCCTCAAAGGTCTTGCGATCGCGTTTCTGCCAGTAGTCAGCATGTGCCGCCATGTCATTGGCAATTTCAGCCGGAGTAGCCATCAGCCGCGCGCCTCCGACCAAGCAACAGCATGTCGCGCCTGAATGCCGTCCTGACCGTCATCATTGCCCAGCAGGTCCGGGCAGAAATCATGTTTCCCGAGCCGCCACAGGTGGCGCATGTTGCGCGAATTCACGACATCGGCTTGCGCCGGGTAGATCTCAATTGCCCGGATCTGCTCACCCCAAACCATGTTCTTGATGTATTGCAGATCGTCCCAGGTGATCGCGCCAGTGTGAGAGACGCTGAGAAGACCAAGCAAGTCATCGACATGAACCTTGAAACCTCGGATTTCATCGCTCTTGAAGCGTGGCAACGTCATACCGACCTCCAATAGCCATCGGTCAACCAGCCATGCCAGTGCCCCTTGTGATGGACCGAGGGCGTCAACGTCGGTTCAGTCGTTGAGACGTTCCAATTCCAACTGGGGCTTTGTGGTGGCTTGAAGTTTGCGCCGACCGTGATGGGGGCGATCACCCCGCAGCCACAGGGGCAGCAATACCAAAAGAACCATTCTCCACGCGCGTCTCCGGGAACAACATGGTAGCTTCCGGGATGCCGGTGCTTCTTGAACGCATCAAAATCCACCATGTTGATTGCGCGCAGTGGACCGCTGGCTTTTGCCGCCTTCCGATCACCCATTTGAAACCCCCAGAATATCGGCTTTGATCTTCTCGGCCGTCTCTGAGGACATGCCCGCCTGCCGCGCAGCCTTGACTGCGGTCTCTGCCGCATTGGCGCGTTCTTCCTTTGCAATCCGCAGCCGCTCATCAGCCGTCAGCTTTTCGCGAATGCCGGAGCTGCTCATCACGTCCTTGAGCATCTTGCCCAGGAAGTGCAGCTCCTTAGGATCGATGTCATCGCCTTCCTTCAGCATCGCCGACTTCATGACCTTGAATGCAAGCGTGGTGATCATCTGGAACAACACATTGTGGCGCTTGGCTTCTTCTTCGAGACCATTGCCCTCCATCCAGCTCACGGCCCAAGCGGATGCTTCTTCCTGCGCGCGCGCCATCTGCTCGTATTCCTGGCCAAAGGAATGGACCGCCGATTTGCCCACGCGCATTTCAAGACCGGCCTCTTCCAGCCAGAAGTTCAGATCTTCGGTTACCGCGACATAGTCAGAGAAGCCTCGCTCCTTCAGCAGGTCCTGAAGGCGCAGTCTGATCTCCTGCGGGATAAGGTCGATCTTACGGGGCGGCGGCATGTCAGCGCCGTGCCGTTGGACGCTTGACGCCAGGATGCTGGACAAGGCCGCGCGCAACTTCCGCTCCGCGCACCGTTGCGGTCGCAATGACGACGTGGCCGTGATCGGTCATCTCGATCAGCTCCTGTTCATCCAGCCAAGCCAATGCTCCCCGGATCTGCGCGTCCGAAGATGCGATGCCGACGCCGCGCACGACATCGATCAGGATTGACGCATTGGATGTGAACTCGGACGATCGCTCAAGATGCTTGAGGATCGCGAGGCGACGGTGTTCGGTCTCGGTGCTGTCTGCCATGGGTCAGGCTCCAAAGAAGGTTATGGGTCGGGACGGATTACGCCGGGCATGCTGGTCGCGCCGGTCGCGACCTCACGGCCCTTGTTGGTCAGGCGTGCGATGGGCTCGCCCTGATAGTCGCGGGTCGTGACCAGCTCCATTTCGTCAAGCCACGCGATTGCCGCGACTGCTTGATCGGCATTGGTCGGCACACCGATGCGGCCGCAGTGCAGACGCATGACCGAGGCCGCGGCCTCATAGCCGGGTATCCCCGCCAGATATTGCAGCACCTTCAGGCGCCGAAATTCGGTCTCGACGGTTTCGATTGGCCAGGCTTTGAACATCACTTGTCTCCGCCTTTGCCTGCGCGCTGGGCGGCCTCATAGAGCATGCGCACCATGTTGCCCTGGGCTTCCTGGCTGGCACCTATGCGCGCCACCAGAATGGCGAGATCATGCTGCTCTCTTGCGGTGGCAAGCAGATCGATCCGGGACTCGATTGTCGACATGCGAACACGAACCCGGCCAAGATCGTCGTTCACCTTTCCCAGACTGCCTTCGACCGCGACCAAACGCTTTTCGATGCTCTGATGACCCACCTGCAGACCCGACATGCCATCATTGACGCGTGTCGAGACACGGCCCCAGAACCAGCGCCCCAAGGCCGCCAGAGAGGTGACGACCAGGACGACAAAGCCGAGGAGCTTTTGGCCCTCAGAGAGCCACGACAACCAGTCCATTACCAAAGCCCCCAGGAGAGCAGCGTGAACAACGCCACCATCGTGGATGATTGAAGGATCAAGGCTCGTTGTGCGCCGAGGCCGCCGATCTCGCCCATCGTGCGGATTGAGATCGCTAGCCAGAACATGCTTGCCGCCAGCATAAAAGCAAGGACTTCAGGTGCCGGATGTGCCTCCCACAGGTTCAGGTCTGTCTTTACGAACAGTCTGGCGCAAACGTAGTAGCTGCGCTCAACCATCAAAGCGGCGGCGATTGCAAAGATCGGACTTTCCAGACGTTCAAAAACTGCAAGTGAAGGC